CAATCGATTTGTTTGGTAAAATCCAGTCTTCACAAGTCTCTTCACATTGAGGAAGCGGTGCCAATATGAACTTTTGGCGACAGATCCAGGTATCTTTGTGACCGCCGTGTAAATGGCTTGCCATACATTCTCGGTATTAGCAATTCTCTTGATTTCACCGATGAGCACTGGAGCAAATCCTCTGTCCCTATAGTCTGGATGAACGCAAAGGAAATTGATTTGGACCATTGGGAGTACATCTTGACACACTCTTACTTTGGTTGGTACACTTGAGATGTATCCAATGAGTGTACCAGAGGCATCTTCGCGGATACCTCTATTCTCATGACTGGCGGCCCATTTGAGGGTTTCGAGGGAGTATGACAATCTAAACGTTTCATCACATACATAATGATCATGTAAGAGTTTGTGCGCTTCTTCGAGGGGTGGTTTACACCACGAAAATCCCTGAGGGAGACTGACTGGTTCATGTGTGATCACTTTCTCCTTCTCAATCTCCCTGCCACTTTCATAGGTGTACCCATCTTGTGGCACAGGTTGTTTATCCCAAAACGTCCTCATTTGTAATACAAGTAGCTTAAAGTTTTAAGTACTGTGTAACATATAAACATGTCTCTTGAGCAAGATTACACCACTGTTCCAGGTCAATTGTATGCGTGCCTCTCAGTTGTTGGTCCAGAAGCCCCACAAAAGAATGATAAGTTTGGTATTAAGATTCGAGGTGCTTTTGCGTCCCGAGACGAAGCCGCGTCACACGCGAAGCGTCTTCAAAAGGAGGACTCAACCTTCGACATCTATGTTGTGGACATGTACAAATGGCTCTTGATTCCACCAGATCCCCTAAAGATTGAAGATGTCCACTATCAAAATGAAAAGTTGGAGGAAATCATGAGTGGCTACAAAGAGAATCAAGCCGAAGCGGCTCGCATGTTCAACGAACGCAAGCGAGACATGATGGAAGCGAAGTCCTATACTAAGCCAGGTGACGAAAACTCCATGTTCTACACGCGTCCAGATGAACCACCAGTCAGTCACCCAGCCGAGGTTCTTGAAAAGCTTAAGAAGGAAAAGCCAGATGCCCCAATGGAAGACTTGGTAAAGGAAGCCGATGCTATTGTCGCCGCCGAAATCGAAGAACGACGCAAATGGCGTGAAGCGCAGGCGGTAGAGACATCAACTGATGCCAAGATCGAAGAGGCCAAAGAAGAAGGTGAACCAGAAGTCTCCTCAGCCTAATTTAAATATTCGTTAATTTTAGAACAAAATGTGGAAAATAATTTTGACCATTATTTTGACGAGTGCGTTCTTTATTTTGTTTTTTGAACCAGGTAAAAATACAAATATGGTTTCAAAGAACAAAAGTAAGCCATCAACAGCCACGGGTTTTATAGAAGATACTCGAGACGCGTTTATAGTACCTGTATATCCAACCCAGGTGATGGATCGTGACATTACAGGTAAAATTATTCCAGTGTATGGAGACATTGGTACATTCACTGGATACTCAAGCGTACCTGAGGATCACTGGTTGCATGGTTTTCCCCATGAAAAAGCCTAATAAGAAAACGGCGAATGCTACGATCCACGTTGTTTTGTCTATACCCGAGATGAAATCTGTCTTTTCCAATGGAAAATGTTGTGGCGGTGGTGGTGGGTACATCATTTCAGGAGGTTGAAAATAGTATTGTTGGTCGTCAATCGGTGTACTATCTTCATTCTTCTCTTCTTGAGTTTTAAATGGATCATTTGCGGGATTATAATCAATTGGATTTCCAATATCAGTTTCCATTTTTAATATAGCCCCTGTTTTTTTTAAGTGTCTTCTTCCTCACTTTCACTCGCTTCGTCGTCGTCCACAACAAAATCCTTTAGGCTATCATCGTCATCTTCGTCATCTTCACTATCGTCATCTGAGTAATATTCATCTTCTGTGTCAATGTCCGAACCAATATCCGAATCATGCTCTTCTGGAGAGTAATCATCTTCAAGTACGGTCTCTTCGGGTTGATACAATTCGGGTTTCTTTATCTGTCTCCCAGATCGTGTTCTTGTTTGGACCATTTAATTATTTAAAGCTGTTTACCTTTTAAGTATCTTTCTTATTGAGAGCTTCTTTGACAGTGCCACTAAGTTCATGTGTTCTGGCGGTACTCTTTTTACAAATTGGACACTTTTGAGTAATTTTTGTACCTTTGATGACATATGACATTGTACAGTCCTGGTGGTCACCCTTAATTGTCTCACAATAGGTTGAAGTTGTGAGAGCTGTGAAACTACCTTTCTGCTGTGTGATACTCACGACGCGGGTTCCTTCTGGACACTTCATACACCTACGCATGAAAGACTCGAGGGGTCCCTTCACATCACACTGTTTAATTTGGGGCTTCTCCTCAAACTTTTTGATTTCTGGACACTTTTTGAGTTCTTCCTTCTTGGGATACAACTTCCCAACCACCTTTGGAGGGAGGGTATGCTTACGTCCATAAAAGTCTTTACAGAATCCATCACGCCTTCCTCGAATTGTCTCGCAGCGACAGAAACACTTTTGAGCAATACAAGAACCACTGATGTAGAACCACACATGATTGGAGCTATGAGCCCTCTTGAGGTTCTCACAATATTTGGAATTTGTCGATACGAGATAGGTCTCCTTGTGCTTGAAGAGTTTTGTTACCACGGAGGTGGACTGTCCCTCCATATTCCTCTGTACAAAGTCTTCAATGAGACCCTTGAGTTCATCATTCTCAATTTCATCTCTCGTCTGGGCATCCGTGAAAGAGCCTTCCTTGATGACAGATGATGGGGGTTCTACAGTGATGTGTTGTGGCTCGTTCGTTCGAATGGAGGACATTTTAAGGATATCCAAGTTTGGACCCGAATCAATCTTTGTCAATGTACTGAGTGGACCGTGGTTATAAATAAATAGGGGCAGATAGGCAACCTGTACAACTTTACCCTTCCCATGACACTCTGGACACCCCTGACCACCACACACTACATGCTTTGCCATCTTGTGGGACCATGGCATACGGAATCCACTCCCCTTGGATTTTCTACGAACATCGCCATAGACTGCTGCATCCACAATTTCATTCCAATCTGTACCACCCTTGGCCTTTGAGAGTGCCACGAGAATGTGTTCTCTGAGAGCAATGGCCGACGATTGATCTACGACGAACCCTGGCCAATTGAGGTGTACACCAGTCTTTGTATACTTCCCTACCGTCTTCGGTGGTGACACGGAAACGAGACAATTCTTTCCGCCGTGGCGTTTCACTTTATCACAAATGATCTTGCAGATGTCTTGGATTTCATCGAGGGTGAGAGAACGTGTATCCTTGTAGTCAATATCCACGAAGAAGTTGTAGTGGGGACTCTTCTGTTCAACGACAAAGAGTTTTTCACCCAACTTGACAGCTTCTATATACTTCTCGTGAAACTCATTCAATTTATCAAATGGCACGGAAAGGACACCACCGTCCATGAGCACATGTGATAGATTGGTTGCATTATTAAATTTTTGTTGTGTACACCACTTTTTAAACATACCTTTGTATCGCGTCTAACCTCTAAACCACCCCATGACAGAAACGTCTGTGTATTCTTTAGGTGATTCTGTGAGTTCTTTCTTTATAACAAGGAGTTCATAGACCTTCTTATCTTCATTTTCCTTTATCCACTCTTCCACTTCCTGTGGACAGAGACCTCTATTCTTTTCAAGGAGTTCTCCAATCTGCATTAAAATGTAAGCTTTTGACTTCATTCTACTTTATAGAGAATGTTTTTCTATTGAGGGAACTCACACACGAATAAAACTCTGGATTTTTAAGAACATTATCTATGATGAGTTTCCACCGCTTTCGGGTATTGAACTCTTCAAGGGTATCAAAACTCATATAGTCATTCTCATCAAAAGTCTTTTTTATTGGTTGTTTATTGATTTTCTTTAGGTTAGTCTTTTGTTTCTCTTCGTAGAACTTTTTTACGAGTGCCTGTTGTTGAGCTCTGTTATAATTCACGAAAAAGACGAATACATTGTACTCCAAGTCGACTGTGGGGCTTTCCTTCACAGTGAACTTGAATTCTGTATACTCACCGTTCTTGAGGGCAACCGTACCCCTGGTCTCTTCCTCGAGTTCCCTGAGAGCACAACGGAGGGGGTTAAAGATTTCTCTCCGCCTGCATCCACCTGTGACAAATATCCAATCTTTGAAGCGCCGATCTCTCACCGTGAGAAACCGGGGCTTGTCATCAGCAAAGCTGACCGGTATCGCTATAGCTTTGTATTTTTTCATTGCGCATTCGCAAGTTATAATAAACGGATATGATTATTCTTCAGGTTTCTCCTCAGTTTTGGACTCTGGTTCAGGTTCAGGTTCGGCGACTGGTCGCGGCTCTGGAGCACTGAGGCGTTGCACCAAGTGGGCTGAGAAGTTCTTGAGGTTTTCGACATCGGTTTTGGCCTTATTCATCTCCCTGAAAAGGAAGATAACACCAGCGATCGCGACAATTGTGGCAATCATCATGAGGGTTTCGCGGTCCATTGGAATCATTATGGTTTAATTGTACCCCTTCTTTTTAAGTAAGTGCATGGCCTGTTGAAGGGCATTCATAGGGACTTTGGGCAAATTGCACGGCTTGGTAATGCGTAGGCTGACAGGACTTGTCAGTTGGTGGTGTGGACTGACCAACATACTTTTCAAGCGTCCTGGATTTGGGATCGTACGTCAATACAAAAACGATGGCGAGAAGGAATACTATGTTCCACATGTGTTTTATTAATTAGTTAGAATATAAAAGGCCGCCCATACCGTTCTCAATGCGGAGAATATTGTAATTTACGGCGTAAATATCGTCGTCGCAATCACGGGTGTCGTTCACGATGCGCGCAGAGTCAAGGCGGGAGAAGTTGAGGGTACCCGTGGGCTGAAGCTTGCCAGTTTCCAAGCAGAATGGATACACGAAGAGTGTCTTGAGGGTCGCTGGCTTGGCGGAGTTGGTTGTGTTAAAATAGAGTGGGACGTGGGAGAAGTTTGGATCCGCAAACTTGAAGTCCGCGACATCAGTCCCGTTGATTTGAAGCTTGAGCTTGTTGTCATCGTTGAGGATTTCGAGGGCCGAGGCCTTACCCGCAGCGAGATATTTCACTGGATGGTTAAAGTTGAGCTCTTGAATTTTGGTCGCAGAGGCGGTCGCCTTTTGAACCTGGGTGATGATCATGTTTTGTGGGTTCGAAGCGAAGAACTCACGCTCTTGGGTGTCCAAGTAGACATAGTTGGCGTAGACATCCCACTTATCAGTGGCAGCCGCAGAGCCCCAAGTGATGCGAAGTTCCACATCGTGGTACTGGAGGGCAATGAGGGGGAGGGCGGTTTGGAGGTTTTCGCAGAAGGCGAAGCGGAGTGGGTAGAATCGGGAAGTGTTGGCACCACCGAAGAGGTCACCTGAGACGGACTTGGAAGAGTTTGTGGCTGAGAGCACTGGGGCGATGAGGGTGGAGTAGGTGGAGTCCTGATCATCAATGACCTGACCACCCACAAGGAGTTCAACCTTAGCAATCTTGGTGCGCCAATCAGCAGCACTGTACCCTTGAGCGGCGGAACCATCATTGGGCACCAAGTAGACATAGCTGAGGAGATCACCCTTGCGTTCAAAGCGGATGGTAGACATACCCCCATTTGACACATTCCCCTGGATCACTTGGCGTTCCACAGTTTGGGAGAAGTTTGTGTGGCGCTTGTATGTACTACGGAAAAAGCTGATTTCGGGCGAGCCGACGAGGTGCGCATCCTGGGCACCGACAGCAACGAGTTGGGCAATACCACCAGACATTTTATAGTATAGTGAGAGTTTTTTTTAAGTTATATCTTTTCGAGTATGATATAAGAACCTGGGTCAATATAGACTGCACTGGTTACATCAGTTAGTCTCGCAAATGCAAGACCAACCTCTCTATTACCTGTGAGATGTATAAGTGTTGTCATATTTGTTGTAGCTTCGTTATGATCGTTAGCATATCGTATGTAGTCGGAACCAGAATATTCATCAAGTTCGGTTCCCTCTATAACAGGTTTTACACCAATATTTGTACGTTGCCCACCGCTACCCAAGAAACATATATTGAAACTTAGTCTGTAATATCCTGTGGAAGGCGCAACTACTTTAGTTGTACCACTCAAAGTGAATGAGCCACTATTAATGGATTCGGTGTATCCACTACCAAATATAGCATATTCCGTATATGTTACTGACGCGTTCACATCAATTCCCGTTCCATTAACTAGATATGCTTTGTATATGACAGGCGTCGCTTGGATCCCAGAGTCCATCACTTCCCCAGTGGCCTGGTCGTAGGTCATCACATTCGACGCCACCGTGGCGACTCGGAGAGGTTTGATGTAGGTTCGCCCCGTACCCTCAGTGTTTAGGGTGGACCCAGTGGCATTGAGGACGATGGAGTTGTCGTGTTGATCCGAGTAACCCGCTTGGTACCCCACAGCGACGGACTTGGCGCCTTGATTGTACCGACCCGCGAGGACCCCCATAGCGACGGCGGAGTCGCCTTGATTGTTGCTACCTGCGTAGGCTCCAATAGCGATGCCGCTTTGATTGTACATACCCGAGGAGTACCCGACAGCAACGGTGGAGTTGCCTTGAGAGGTCAGACCCGCGAGGTAACCCATAGCGACGGCGTTGGTGCCTTGAGAGGTCTCACCCGCTCGGCTCCCCACAGCGACGGAGGAGCTGCCTTGATCCGAGTAACCCGCCAAGTACCCCACAGCCGTGGCGTAGTCACTTTGAGCCGAGTAACCCGCTTCGCGCCCCACAGCGACGGCGGAGGCGCCTTGAGAGGTCTTACCCGCGGCGAACCCCACAGCGGTGGCTGTGGCACCTTGAGAGGTCAGACCCGCGAGACGCCCTATGGCTGTGGCGTTGTCGCCTTGATTGTTAAAACCCGCGGCAGACCCTAAAGCCGTGGCGGAGGCGCCTTGAGTGATCTGACCCGCGGAGACCCCCACAGCGGTGGCGGAGGCGCCTTGAGAGGTCAGACCCGCAACATTCCCCACGGCGACGGCGGAGCCGCCTTGAGAGGTCTTACCCGCTTGGTATCCCACAGCGACGGTGCGTGTACCTTGAGAGGTTTGACCCGCTTCGCGCCCCACAGCAACGGCGGAGATGCCTTGAGAGGTCTGACCCGCCCCCCATCCAATACCAATACTATAGTCACCTTGGTTGTATTGAGAAGCAGCACCACCTATGGCAATACCACGCAGACCCTGAGAGGTGAAACCCGCGAGACGCCCCACAGCGACGGCGTCGACGCCTTGAGAGGTCCGACCCGCGAAGACCCCCATAGCGACGGCGTCGACGCCTTGAGAGGTGTTACCCGCGTAGTACCCCACAGCGACGGCTTTGGCGCCTTGAGAGGTCTGACCCGCGGCGTACCCCACAGCGACGGCGTAGCTGCCTTGAGAGGTCTGACCCGCGGCGTACCCCACAGCCGTGGCGGAGGCGCCTTGAGAGGTGTTACCCGCACTGTTCCCCACAGCGACGGCAGAGGTGCCTTGAGAGGTCCGACCCGCGTAGTACCCCACAGCCGTGGCGAAGGTGCCTTGATTGTACCGACCCGTCTCGTACCCCATGGCGATGCCGTAATCGCCTTGAGAGGTCGCACCCGCAAAGCGCCCCACAGCGACGGCGTAAATGCCTTGATTGTTCGAACCCGCATTGGCACCGACGGCGACAGCGAAAGAACCCTGCTCGGTGTTACCTGCTATAGCCCCTACAGCGACAGCGAATCCAGCCTGACTAAAAACACCCGCTTCTCTACCGATGGCGACAGTGCCCGTCCCTTGATTTGACTGACCCGCAGTGTCCCCCACAGCGACGGCTTGGCCGCCTTGTGAGGTTTTACCCGCTTGGTTCCCCACCGCAACACTATCCTGTCCTTGAGAGGTCTCACCCGCTTGAAACCCTACGGCCGTGGCGTAGTTGCCTTGAGCCGTCTCACCTGCTTGGTTCCCCACGGCGACGGCGGAGTCGCCTTGAGCCGAGTAACCCGACGCGGCCCCCACAGCAACGGCGAAGTTGCCTTGATCCGAGTAACCCGCACTGTTCCCCACAGCGACGGCGGAGGCGCCTTGAGAGGTCCGAGCTGCTGCGTAGCCTACTGCGACACCAAAACCAGATTGTTTGGTCTCGCCTGCGTAAGCCCCCACCACCGTCGCACCTCCACCTTGAGATGTCCGACCCGCCAAGTACCCCAAAGCAAGTGCGTCTACTCCTTGATTGTTCTGACCAGCTTCGCGCCCCACAGCGACCGAGCGACCGCCTTGAGAGGTCGCACCCGCATAGACCCCCACCGCCGTCGCACCTCCACCTTGATAGCTCTGACCCGCGTTGACCCCCACAGCGACGGCGGAGTTGCCTTGAGAGGTCTGACCCGCTAAGCGCCCCACAGCGACGGTGTTGGTGCCTTGAGAGGTCTCACCCGCACTGTTCCCCACAGCGACGGCGTTGTCGCCTTGAGTGTTAAAACCCGCAAAGCGCCCCACAGCGACGGCGTAGCTACCTTGATTGTTGCTACCCGCACTGACCCCCAAAGCGGTGGCGGAGATGCCTTGAGAGGTTTGACCCGCTTGGTTCCCCACAGCGACGGCGAGGGTGCCTTGATCCGTGATAGCCGCACCGTCCCCCACAGCGACAGCGGAGACGCCTTGAGAGGTCCGACCCGCATTGACACCCAGAGCGGTGGCGCGAGAGCCTTGATAGCTCTGACCCGCTTGGTTCCCCACAGCCGTGGCGTAGGCGCCTTGAGAGGTCTGACCCGCGATGTACC